AGAGCTAGAAAAGCTATCGGTGAAATTAAGAAGTTAGTTACAGGTTATAGACAAGCGTCTGTTTCCGAATCAAAATCATAGGAGATAGAAATGGCAGAAGCTAAAAAAACTGAAAATAAATTTCCAAGTGAAGTTATAGATCTCCCAAGTGGTGGTAAAATATATGGAACAGATTCACCATTGAAAGATGGTAAATTGGAATTGAAATATATGACAGCTAAAGAAGAGGATATATTAACATCACAGAATTTAATTAAAAAAGGTGTAGTTTTAGATAAATTATTGGATTCTTTAATATTAACACCTGGAGTTGATAGTAGAAATTTAATTATAGGTGATAAAAATGCAGTAATGGTAGCAGCTAGAATTTTAGCATATGGACCAGAATATTCTGCTGAAATAACTAATCCTAACACAGGTGAATCAACTAAATATGAATTTGATTTGTCGTCATGTGAATTTAAGAAATTATCAAAAGATGTCGATTACTCTGAAAATAGATTTGAATTTGAATTGCCAGTAACTAAAGGTAAGGTAATATATCGTTTACTTGATGGGAATGATGAAGTAAATATAAATAAAGAAATTGAATCAAGACGAAAAATAGGACAATCTGCAGAGGTGACAACTAGAATGAAACATGCGATAGTGTCAATTGATGGGGAAGATGGGAGAGGTCCTATTAATAATTATGTAGATAATATGTTATCTAAAGATTCATTAGCCTTCAGACAAGAAATGGCAAAGATAGCACCTGATATAAACCTATCTCAGGAAATTGAAATGGAAGGAGAGATGGTTAGGGTAGAAATACCTATGACCATCAACTTTTTTTGGCCATCGGCCGGAAAATAAACCGCAAATTCACGAAGAGATATTTAGTCTCATATATGGTACGCAAGGTGGGTTTACTCATAGTGATGTGTACGATATGCCTATATATTTGAGGAGATTTTATCTTAAAAAATTAATTGATGTAAAAAAAGATGAAGATTCCCAAATGAAAAAGGCACAATCCCATTCAGGTAATAAACCTGCAATGCCACCAAGACGTTAAACACACAGATATCATTGCGATAAATTAGATAATCTTATATTTATATATGAGTAACTACGGAGAATTTTTATGAAGAAGTCGTATATGAATAGTAATAATATTTTATCAGAAGGATTTTTTGATACCTTGAGAAAATATTTAGTGCAATATCCTGCCTTAAAAAAGAACAAAAAATTAAAATCCGACTTAAAAAATCTCAACAGTAGTATCAAAAAAATTGAAGATTTAATGAATAAAGAAAGACAAAAAATAAACCCAAAAGCAAAAAAAGCAAAAATATATAATTTTAAATTATCGGACTTTGTAAAATAAAATGGCAAATAAACTTAATAAAGAATTACAAGAACAAATAAATCTCCGTAAAGAACTATTAAAGTTATCTTATGAAGAACAATCTGCGATAGATGAATCTTCCAGTACTTTACAATCAAGAACTGATATTTTACAAAAAATAGTTTCAGCTTCAGAGGGAGCTTTGTCTGCAGAAGAAAAATCTGCACAATATGCTAGTATCAGGTCAGATTTAGAAGAACAAATTAAACATTATAAGGATATGGGGCATAGTGTACAAGCTGATTCATATGCATTAGAGTTGGAAGTTTTAAAAACAAAAGAAAATCAATTGGAAGCTCAATCAAATGTAAATGGTGCCTTGAAAGAGGCTGGTGATTCATTATTAGGTGGACTAATAACTAAGGGTGAACAATTAGCAGAAACTATGAAAAAACCTGGTGGAATGTTAGTTATAGGTTTAGCAGCTGCTGTAGCATTACTATTAACATTTTCAAAAACAACTGATAAAATAGGTGAAAAATTTGGTGCTCTTGGTGTAAAGAATTTATCACAAGAATTAAGAGAAGCTAATGTAACTGCAGTTGGTTTAGGAAGAAGTATGGATGATGTCGGAGATTCATTACAAACTTTGGCAGATACATTTGGTGTTGTAACACAAGGCTCTAAAGATTTATTAAATAGTATAACAGAAACTTCGGTAGCTATAGGTATGTCGAATGCTGAAGGAGCTCAGTTATTCGGTACTTTAAAAAGTATAGTAGGATTATCAGATCAACAGGCTGAAAACTTAGCAAAACAAACTGCATTATTAGCTGACCAAGAAGGTTTAATTCCTAGTACTATTATGAAAGATGTAGCAAATTCTTCTGAAGAAGTTGCTAAATTTACAAAAGATGGTGGTAAAAACATAATGAGAGCCGCTATCGAAGCTAGAAAGTTAGGATTGAATTTAAGTCAGGCAGCCAGTATGGCTAGAGGTTTATTGGATTTTGAATCTAGTATAGAAAAAGCTATGGAAGCTTCATTATTAATTGGTAGAAATATTAATCTTGATAGAGCCAGACAATTATCTCTTGCAGGTGATATGGGTGGGGCTATGAAAGAGATGTTAAAACAAGTAGGAAGTGAAGCTAAATTTAATAAACTAAATGTATTACAGAGAGAAGCTTTAGCCGAAGCTCTTAATACTGATGTAGCTAGTTTAACTAAGATGGTACAATTGCAGGGAAAATCTACAAATGAAATGTCAAAACTTACAGATATGAAAGTAGAAGAATTAGTAGCGGATGATGCTATATCCAATATGACAATGTTAAACAACACTATTAAAAAAATAAGTGCTAATATACAATCAGCTATTGGTGGTTTTTTACAATTTATAGGAATTACATCAGAAAGTAGTACAGGTTCAGATATATTAAAACTAGCGTTAATGGCTGTTGGAGCTGGTTTAATATTTGTAGGAGTTTCTGCTTTGGCTTCTGCAATGAAAATAAAAATTATGAGTAAAATACTAGGTAAATCAGGTAAAGGTTTAGCAGAATTTGCAATGACAGGTTCCGCAGCAATACCATTATTGTTGACAATAGCTGGTGTTGGGTTAGCTCTAGCTGCAGTGATAGCAGCTGTTGGATTTGCATTTAAAAATATTGGTGAGGGTATTAAATTTGCAATGGAAGGATTTTCTTCACTAACAAAGGTTGCTGGTGATTTGATTGTGCAGTTGGGTGAAAATTTAACATTTGGAATGATTTTAAAAATAGGTGCATTAACCTTGGCATTAACAGGGTTAGCTGCAGCATTGATGATGGTTGGTGTAGCTGGAGTACTTGCACTACCAGCATTATTATCATTATCGATGTTTGGTTTATTACCAGGTGCACCAAGTAGTGATACAAAAACTGCAGGAGCAGCTGGTGATAAGGTAGAAGATACCAGACCTAAACCTGTTGTAGATGAATTATTGGAATCTAAAGTTGTTACCCTACAACAAGAAGTTACAGGATTAAGAGATGATATGAGAAAATATTTTGGTGTTGGTGGTGAAGCTTATGCTGGAATAGAATCAGCTCACCAAAGAGCATTAGAAAACTTTAGTTAATTGGAGAATTAAATTGTCATTATTAAAATTAAAAAGTATATTTAGTCCTTCTGGTTTGAAGAAATTTCAGAATTTACAAGAGAGTATACATGATGATGAAAAACAACACCATCACAATCATAGCTTTTTAGATCCTCCGCCTAATAGTATTATCCCCAATTCAGTTAGTAAAATGGAAACTGATAAAATAAGTGCTATTAATTCATTGAGAAAGGTTGGTACTACTGAAATATTACCAAAACAAAAACCAGAACCAACACCTTCTCCTATTCCATGGTGGATGGGTGATACATCAAATTATAATATAGATGGAACACCAACATTTGAAACTACATCACTTACTGATATATATCTAAATTTTACTCCCACAACTACGGATACTCAAAATCCAAATACGGAAAGATCTTCAGTAGGTGGGGGATTTAACTTAAACTTTAATAATTTATTTAAAGCCGCAACTGGAAATCCTCAAGATTTAACTGACATATTTTCACTTGGTAATACTAAAGTTATGATGTCTAGTGAATTTGGTGATGCTTCTATGTATTACATAGATGGTGTATTCGGTGATGTTCTGGCTGTAGATGCTTCTATAAATAAGTTTGGGAAAATGGGTGATAAGTTTAATAAGATTGCTGACAAAGTTGGATTACCCGGAATAAAAATACCCAATATTGATTTATTTGGTCAAGTAACAGATGTATTGGGATTAGATGGTGATTTAACTTATCAGAATCAAGTTTATGAATTATTTAATAGTGATGCTCCAGATGATTCAAAGGCAACAACATTAAGTTCAAATGGATCTTTTTATGGAGTTCCAGAATTTAATAATCCATATAGAGGAATAGCCTTTCAAACTCTTGGTAATAAAAATAAAGCAGGAGTTAAAACAGATTTATCATATCAAGGGCAAGTAGTTAATAGATCAGCCAATCTTAGTATAGGAAATCCAATCGCTGGTTGGAGATCTGGTGATATAAAATTCAAAGATATCCAACTTCCAAAGTTTGATGTGGATTTACCTGGATTATCAGGTTTAGATTTAAATTTACCTAAAATTGACTTTCCACCATTACCTAAAATTGATCTTCCAAATTTTGATTTAGATTTTCCTGATTTAAATTTACCTAAATTTTCACTACCAAAATTAAATTTACCCAATGTGAATTTTCCAAATATAAATTTACCAAATTTACCAAATCTTGGGATAGGTGGTTTATTACAATCTGTTAACATACATATAAAAAATTTATTTGATGATATAAATTTACCTAATTTCGATTTACCGAATGGGTTTGGGTTTCCTATAAAATTTCCTAAAATAGATTTACCCAATATAAAATTTCCAAATGTAGATTTTAGTAAAGTCGGTGGAGCTTTAAAAAGTGCCGGTGAGTTTTTATCTGGTGTAGCTGATAATGTTGGAGATGCATTAGGAAATGCTGCAGATGCATTAGGATCAGCTGTTGCTCCTGTAAAGGATTATTTATCACAGATAAAAGTTTCACCATTTAAGGTGAATGGTCAAGTGGATTGGGGTGATTTTGGATTTGATATCCAAGCAGGAAACTTAAATCCCATAGATAGTGTGAGATTACCAGCACTTAAATTACAGAATCCATTTAATGTTAATAAAACAGATTTTGGGGGTGTAGGAAAATTAGTAGGAAATCAACCAAGATCTTCTAAATTATTAAGTACAGTTTCTCGAAAAATAAATGCTCCAGGAATATCTAACGAACAAACTTATACTGAAAATGCACAAATAGGTACACCTTATGCTCAAATTGGTAAAACTAAATATGAAGATAATGCTGCAGCTTTTTATCCCAATTTATTGAACCAATCAACAGGTGATCCTCATACAAAAGCTGCTATGATTAAAAACTTAAAACATTTAAATTCGGGTTATGCTGTAAATGGAGCTGCTGGAGTAAATAAAATAGAATCGGATTCATATGGGATGCCTTTTTATTTTTATGATTTGAGGGATAATACATATATTACCTTTAGAGCTTACATTGAAGCTTTAACTGAACAATTATCACCATCTTGGAATCCTATAAATTATGTTGGTAGAAGTGAACCTGTATATATTTATGAAAGAACTGAAAGGTCTATTGATTTTACTTTAAAATTACACGCCGGTAATGGATCAGAATTAGATTTAATTTATAGTAAAATGAGAAGATTAACTTCTTTGTGTTATCCTGAATATAAACCAGATTTAAAAATGTCACATAATAATATATCTTCATTCGGTGCCAATAACAGTTATTTAGGTGCTAAAACAAGAATGAAACCGCCACTAACAAGATTGAGGATAGGAGAGTTATATGGTCGAGAAACCTCAGTCACAGAATCGGAGTTAATGCCTAGTAAAAATGATGTATTGGGTTTTGTGAAAAGTTTAAGTTATTCTGTTCCTGATACAACTACATGGGAATATAGAAAAGGACAGAGAGTACCAAAACATATTGTAGCTACAATAAGTTATCAGGTTATTCATGACAGACCACCTGAACTAAACACACAATTCTACGGATATTCAGGTACTAATAATGTTTAATATTGGGGGGAGATTCATATGAGAAAAAGATATAAAAATACAAAAATAAATAAAAATAGTAAATATAATAAAGGTGTAAGAAAAAATTTAAAATTTACTAAATATGGTACAACTATTTATGGTACAGTTCCAGAATCAAATAATGATATTTATGTTATAACACAAGAGGGTGATAGGTTGGATAATTTGGCTTTTCAATTCTATGGTCACCCATCACTTTGGTGGTTTATAGCAAATGTTAATAACTTAAACACTATGAATATAAAATCTGGTACACGATTGAGAATACCAACTAATATAGATCAAGCAAGTGCATACTAAAATAAATGAAGGTTTTAATAAATGGGTATAAGTAAAAGAATATTCGGTAGTGATATAGATCAACATGTAAAAGACAAGTTAGAATCTTATCAGGCTCAAAGTGCGGGTTATACACGAAAAGAAATAGAACAAAGTTTAAATGACAAAACTCAGATTCCATTTAATACAAGTGACTCAACTTTAAAATCTTTGGGAGATTTATCATATAATTTTAACGGGTCGGGTGGTTTATCAGGAAGAACACCATGGGTTAGAATGTGGACCGGTATAGAAAATAAAGCTAAAATAAAAAATCCAATTGCACAAGAATATACCGAAGAAGAATGGAACGCCATGGGTATTCTGCAGAAAACCAAGTCTCAAACGCAGCATATGACTCTATCACAACTGTATGAGGATACTTCTGCAGACCAAATCAGAAGTACGCTCTTCCCTACAGCCAAGGACATAGCTTGGAATAATTCAAAAAATATTTATAGGGAGGGAGATCCAGAAAGTGCAGAAGCTCAATTAGATTATTGGATTCCACAAACTATAAATAAACAAGTTTATCAGATAGGAACTAATGAATTACAAATATTAAATGAACCAATAACTGATACAATGGGTGATTTGGTTGATGGAAAAATTGATGGTAATAAACACTTTTCTATACAACCAGGTATAACTAATTTGAGTAGTAATTCACAAGGACCTTTGGGTTTGACAAGAAAAACTACAGTAAATTTTATAGTTCAAAACCCCCATGATTTTGATGCAATTTATAGTAGATATTTTTTAAGAACTGGTGCATTAATTTTTGTAGATTTTGGTTGGGATACAGCAAATTATGTTGATGTGGGTTCAAATAGATTTCCTTTATATGATCCAATTAATTTGTTGGAGAGTGTAAATAGTGGAGTTGGTTTAGAGGACCTTGTGTATGGTGACAATGGGGTTGTCGAAAAAGCTGGTGGTGATATGGAAACACTTGTAGGTTATGTGACAGATTTTAATTCCACTTTAAACGAAGTGGGATATTATGATTGTTCAATTACAATATCGTCTAAAAATTCAGCCTTAATTAATTCGGAAACTGCAGGAAATTCAGAAAAAGAACAATATCTTGAACGTATAGATGCAGAAATAATAAATATGGCAGCTAGATTTTTTGGTCCAGAACATCCATTTTTGGAAGTAAATAAGAGTTATTCTACAAATGATGTAGAAGAATGGAATAAATATGCTAGATTATTTGCAGCTAGACAATTTTATAACTACTCAACCAAAACAATTCAAATACAGAAAGAATCAGTCGCGGCGGGTGTTTATTTTTATGGAACACGTCGCGACGCAAGAAAAGCTGGATTTGATGATGACAATTCAGATAAAATATTTATATCGTTTGGTTTAATGGAAGATGTTTTATTTAATAATAATTTGGCAATAGGTAGTAATGAAGATATATTATCAAGTCAACCTAAAAATTTTACGAGTAGGTATAATTCATCTAATACATTTGTTAGATGGGATACAAATTTATCTAAAGCTATAGAGAATGGTGTTCATTCTAGTATACCAGTTTTTATGTATCCAAAAGAATGGAGTAGAGATACATATAATACAATACAAAATAAATGCCCATTAGATAGGTTGGATGAAAATAATCAACATGTTGGAAAATACCCAATTGTAGATGAAGATGAAGGTGAAAATTCACCTGCATGGGTAACTAAAGGTGATAAAATTTCTTGGAGACAATTAGATGAATCTAAAAATAGAATACCATTAAGAGAAATATTTGTTAGGTTGGACATAATTAAAAATGCATTATTAACTAATGATAATGTCGAAGTCGCTATGAAAGAAATTTTAGATGCAATAAATAAAGATTCTTTTGATATTTTCAATTTGAGTATGCATACAACAAACAAAGCTGAAAGTGAAATAGCTATTATTGATAGAAATTTATTAGAAATAACTAATCCTAGTAATCAACAAAATTCGAGTGCATACTTCGATAATATGTTTATGTTTAAACCAGCCTCAGAAAGTAGTATAGTTTCAAATTTTTCTTTGAATATGAACACTCCAAAAGGTAAGATGCAAAGTATGATGGCTATACAATCCTCTGCACCTGAAGATAACTTGTTCCCATATTCCAGTGATATAGCAACCCAATTAGGTTTATATTCCTTAAATATCGATACGGAAAATACATCTTTGGGATTTAGTTATTTACCCGAAACTTCTAAAGATACTTTAGATAGAGTTGAACAGCAAAATAGTGGAATGATAAAAATGGGTCACTTATCAGCTAATGCTTCTATATTTAATAGTGATGATATGAATATAAAAAATAAAATAAAAGCAGTTAATTTTCAGTATAATACTAATGTTAGCTATAGAGAAGAAATGGAATTAGCTTTTGCAAAGGCTAATGGTTATGAGGGTGATGACGATGGTGATTTAGATGAGAAGAATATAACAACTTCACAGGACATAGAATATGGTCCTGACATTCGTGTAGTAAATTCTATACCTGAACTTTATAAATTAATGGCTACAAATGATTATTTTAGTGCAGGTAACCATTCACCTATATTACAACTTAAATTGAATATAAGTATATATGGTATTAATGGTTTACAATCCGGTGATGTATTTAGGATTGATTATCTACCAAAAAGATATAGAGATATAGCTTTTTTCCAAATAACAAAGGTAAATCATAAAGTGAATACTTCAGGTTGGGTAACAGAATTAGAAAGTGTTATGAGAATCAGAAATGATGTACAAAAAGTACTCAATTCTGATAATGATTCACTTTCTGTTCCAATGTTAAAAAGTTCAAATGTTATACCTCAAAATATTGTTATAAATAAAAGTATTTTTAATGATTTGGGGTTAAGAATTGATAAATATACATTGAAGTATTCATCATGTGAACCAAGTCATTTTGCTGATTCTATAAGTTATTTGAGATTTATTCGTGCTGGTTGTCCTGGAAAAACCAGTTCAACAATTAATTACTCATTTAAATTTAAAGCTAACACTACCAATCCATATTTATTAGCTAAACATGTAAATGTTCCCACAACCGGTAAAAATGATTGGAAATATGTTGGCGTATATAAAGGATTACCTCTTGCTAGACCTGGTGAATTAGAAAAGAACTCTTGGTATTATTATCGTAAAGGTGAAAATAATTATGATTTTGCTATAAATGGAAATCCAGGTGCATCTAAAAGTATAATGACTGGTATTGATGCAGGTTCAAATTTAAAAAATATGTTAGATTTAAGTCTAGATCTAGATGCAACTAAACCACAACAAGATAAGTGGAATGAAAAAGGTAAAGCAAACTGGCAAAGTTCTTCAAAGTTTAAGGGTCAAAAAATACATTTTTATATGTTTCCATATTATTATAATTCCTTTAGTTGGGATAGTGGAGTTCTTGAAGACTATTTTATATTTAATAGTGGTGTTGTTATTTATCCTGGTAGAGAATATTATCTACTTGTTAAAAATCACAATTATATGGTTGTACCTGTGGAAATGCCACAATGGATGTTGAACAGAGTGGATGAAGCTTTTGCTTGGTATCAAGGTTCTGGTGGTGTTGAAGTTTAAGAAATAAACGTTGTTTAGAATAAAAAAAGGTTGTATATTAAATAGGTTATGAAAATTATAATTCCAATATTTTCCGATGCTTTTTTGCATCCACTACATAAAGATAACGATTTATCTCTATTGTACATACGTTCTGTTGGTGATACTACAGGTAGAATGATATGTATAAATCATCCTGATTGTGGTGAGAAAGAATCTATTGATGAAATAATAAATGACCACATTAATTTTTATATTACACCTGATGTTAAAAAAATTAAACACATATTTCCAGATACAAGATTGATTGATGTAAATTATCTTAATTGGTGGGATAAAAACATACCTACAGATTTGGAGAATATACGAGTAAACACATATGATTTTTTTCACAGTAAGTATTATAATATTAAAAAACTTAACGAAATCATACCATTATCGAAACATAAAGAGTATTGTGATAAGGTATTTGAGAAGATGATAGATTCATTTGATATGGTTTATGAGAGTGAATATCATCACGATGTGACAAATGCATTCTCATCGATAGAAAAAAATGGAGTAAAGGTATCCGATGATGTATGTGATATATTTGACATAAGAGTAAAGAAACATATATCAGATGGAAAACTATATAGTAATTACAATCTATGGACTACAACAGGTCGTCCAAGTAATTCATTTGGTTCAGTTAACTTTGCTGCTCTACCACCTGAGAAAAGAAAAGCATTTATACCTGAAAATGATTATCTTGTGGAGTTTGATTTTGATGCATATCATTTAAGATTAATCGCTGACTTGGTTGAGTATGATTTTGGTAAAGATTCAGTACATGAACATCTTGCAGAACATTATGGTTGTTCCTATGAAGAATCAAAACAAAAAACATTTAAACTATTATATGGTGGAATTGATAAGGACACCAGAAAAAAAGTACCATTTTTTGACAAGGTATATGGGTATATAAATCAGAAGTGGAATGAAATAAACACAAATAAATATGTTAGAACTGATATTTATAGTAGGAAACTTATATACAAAAATTATCAAGATATGAATAAAAATAAAGTTTTTAACTATTTGATACAGGCATATGAAACGGAATCAAATATAAAGAAGATTTTATTAATTCAACACTATTTATTAGGGAAGAAGACAAAATTGGTATTATATGGGTACGATAGTTTCTTATTTGACTTTTCTAAACAAGATGGAGCTGAAACTTTGAAAGATATAAAATCAATTTTAGAAGAAAACAAGCATTACACCAAATCTAAGTTAGGTTTAAATTATAGTGAAATGCAAGACATTACAAAGAGGTTATAATATGAATCATATTTCAGAAGTCATAGAGGATATATTAGTAGAATGGGCACATCGAGTTCACGATGGAATGCCTAATCCAAAAAACGAATTACACATAATAGAACTTAGAAAATCATTAGAAGAATTAAACTTTCCAAATGATGTTATTTATAAATTAATAGAAAATATAATTAATGAGGAAGGACTTTCATCTCGTGAGAGAGAAAGAGCTAAAAAAATGAATTTAGTTCATCTCGGAAAAGGTGCATATGGAAAAGAGGGTGGAGAACCTACACACCAAGCAGTAGATGGAAAATTAGTTGCAAAAGATGGTGAGGAAGAATCAGAAAAAGAAACAAAACCACCGATGAAAATTGATGCTAATCCAATGGATAAAGAAAAAAAAGAAAAAGACATTGACACGACAAGTACAGAAGAAAATAGAACTAAAGATCATCAAGATACCGATGCAGCTTTAAACTATTCAAAAACTCAAGAACAAAAAGATAAAGAAACTGGAACATCTGATTTTGATAAAGGTGCTGGAACACATGTTTCAAGGGCTGGTGAGGCTTCAACTCATAAAGCATTAAGAATGTTAAAAGATGGTTCTTCTTATGATGATGTTAGAGAACAACTAATGTATATTGCAAATGATAAAGACACATTTTTAACTAAAGAATGGGTTAACGCGTCTATAGCTGCTACTAAATCTATTGAATCTACCTTTGGTATAGATAATGTAGATGAAATTGTTTGGGATACAAAAAGTGGACATAAAACCATTGATGTTGAAAATCACGGAACATCAGCTGATATGTTTGTTAAATTAAAAGATGGAACTAGAGTTGGGGTATCACTTAAAAAAGATGGTAAAGTATTTATCAGAAATGGTGGTCACAAACAAGTGTTCAATAAGTTGTCAGAAGATTTGTTAAGTAGGGGAGTGTCGGAAGCTGAAGTTGAAGAATTTAAAAAGAACGCTGGTATTGAAAGTTTCCAAGAGGATTTAAAACAATCCATTAATAGTGGAGTAGACAAGTTAAAAATATCAAACGCTTACTCGGAAATTGTAGATGAGTTGAAAACTGATACGGAATATGCTAGAAAAGTTTTAGGTCCTAATTATGAAAAATATATTAATAGAATGGATGATGAACTTTTCGATAGGTTACAAGGTAAATCTGGAAAAATGACTAAAGATGATGTCAAAATTATAGCAAAAATATCAGCGACTGAGAAAATTATGAGTGAAGATTCATCAATTTATAATGATATGAGAAACGCCGACATTAGATTAACTCAAAGATTTTTACAAGGTATACAGAATAGTAACCAAATTGAATCAGCAATAAAAGATGAGGTTTTAAAAGGCATTCATGTTGAACAAATTTTTGGAACAGATGATGAAATTAACCTTGATAAATTTATGACTGTGTATGGAATTGAACCTGATGGTTCTCAATTAAGTGAAAGAACTTTATTAAATTTATTCGGATCTGATGTTGAAAATACTCTTAAAGATTACAGAGATGTGAAATCAGATGAAAACAAAAAAATATTACAAAAATCTTTGAGAAATAGATTATCTATTGATTATAAAGATGGTGCTAAAGATGGTACAATTAAAATTCAATTGGATGATGGTAGTGAATTACCATTGTTTACTATAAAATCTAGATCTAGGGGTATAGGTGCATCACCAACATTTGAAATGGCACAAACTAATTTTATGTCAAACGCATTAAAATTTGGAACGAATGTAAACGAATGGCCAGAGCCACAAAAAAGTAATTTTTTGAAAAAACAGAGTGAAGAAGAATAATGAAGTCACAACTATTATGTACATTTACAACTAAAAAAGATTTAGATAATACTGTAGAAAGTATTGAAAAATCATATGATATAGTATTTAAAAAAATATATGTTTTACAAAATGAAAACAATATAAATGAATTAATATGTACATATAATGTAAGTACGGAAACTAGTATAGATTACAATAAAGTAGAAGGAACGATTTCTTTACATAGGAAAAAACATTCAAATACATTATATACTATTAATGCATTAAATGAATGTATCAAAAATTTAAACAATGGTGTGTTAGATAATAAATTTATGATACCATGGGAAAACTTTAAGAATATGTTAATGGTGACAAATTCAGATGGTTTAAATAAAATTAATACAAGAATTTTTAAGATAATAAATACAAACAATTAAAAAAAATATTGCTTTTAAATTATTTCTATATATTTATATATACGAAATGTTTAAACAACTCAATACAAACACTAGGAGAAACAGGTTATGACAGATAGTAAAAATGCCACTAAAGATCCAACTTTATATTATTTCTATTCGGTAGGATGTGGGTGGTGTAAAAAATCAGAACCCCTTATTGATGAAATTAATGCAGAGGGTAAATTTGAAATTCTTAAGCTAGATCTAGCTGATGAAACTAATAAAAAAATACAAGAAGAATTAAAAAAGAAATATGATGTTCAATGTGGAACACCATGGTTTATTGATGCAGAAACAGGAAATGGGTTTTGTGGATTTAGAGATAAAGAAACGATGTTAAAATGGGCAAATGGTGAAGAAATACCAAAACCCGTTAAACCGACAGGTCCTCCACCAAAACCACCATTAATGGGTTCTTCTAAAAAAGAGGAAACAAAGTGGGTTAAGGAATATGATGGTTGGTATGATAAAAATAAAAAATTACCAAATGTAAAAACATCAAAAGAAATATTAGAAATGCCTAGACCCAAAACTGATCCACCTAAACCACCTGTCAGAAATGCTACAGATGAACAATTAGGTGTATGGGCTAAAGAATATGATGAGTGGAAATCTGAAAATGAACACTTACCTAATCTAATACCTTCAGACCAAATTATGAATAGGTTCAAACAACAGAGAGATAATCAACCTCCAGCACCACCAACAGGTCCAGGTGCACCAGTAGGTAATCCAGCTGATATAGCAACATTGACTAGTAAAGTTTCAATACTTGAACATAAATTAGATAGGTTGTTAAATCACTTGGGTGTTAAAGTAACAAATACACCTCCAGTTAATAGAAATATAAATCCTAATCTAAAAAATAAAACTAATGTTAAAACCAAATCCAACAAGAAGTAGAACAGCTACAGAAGAAGAAATAGATTGTATTGAGAAAACGGAGAAAATGTTGGGGGAAGAAAAAAAACTTCCTCCAACTTCTCAGATGGTTAGAGATTTAGCTGTTACTCATTGGAAATCTTTAGGAGCTTGGCTTAGAGGTTCACAAACGATTGCAAGTCAAAAAGAAGCTGAACGAAGATGGGAAATTTGTAAACAATGTCCTCATCTATTGTACGATGAAGTAAATCCGGATACCAATAAGAAAGACGGTAGATGTACTCATTGTGGTTGTTTTATGAATGTAAAAGTACATTATGCAGTTGCTGAATGTCCAATAGGTAAGTGGAAAAAAGATTGTGGATGTCAATGTGATTGTAAAAATGGAGATTGTGATGAATAATTTAACCTTATCAGAATTGAACAATATATATCCTTTAGGTGAAAACAGAACCGGTAAACCTATATTTATAGATTTTTATGCAAACTGGTGAGGACCTTGTAAAATGTTTGAGCAGGTGCTCAATAGTGTAACGCCGAGATATCAAGACAAAATACAGATGTATAAAGTTGATATAGATAAAGAACCTCAATTAGCACAACAATTTGGTGTTAAAGGTATACCATTTACAGTGATGGTTTCTTCTGGTGGCGAAAAACAATCACAAGCTGGTTCAATGTCACCCGACCAATTAAAATATTTTTTTGAAGGCTTGATACAAAAAAAATAAAAAAAAACGTTGACTTATATACAGTTTTATATATATATTATAGAGATAGATTAAATAGGTTATATGGTTATATGATTTAACCATAAACAATAAACGATAAAAGATAAAACACAGGAGAAAAAAAGCATGGATATAAATGCAATTAAATCTCGCCTAAATACATTACAGGCGACATCATCAACAAAAGATAACTTTTGGAAACCTCAACCCGGTAAATCATTAATTAGGATTGTACCTTATTTACATAATAAGTCAAATCCATTTATTGAATTATTCTTTCATTATAATTTAGGTGATAATAAAACATATTTATCACCTGCATCATTTGGAAGACCAGATCCAGTAGAAGAGTTTGCTAATAAACTTAAATCATCTGGTGACAAAGATGAGTGGATTCAAGGTAAAAGGTTAGAACCAAAAATGAGAACTTTTGCACCTGTTATTGTTCGAGGACAAGAATCAGAGGGTGTAAAATTTTGGGGTTTTGGTAAAACTGTATATCAAGAGTTATTGTCAATCATAGCTGATCCAGATTATGGTGATATAACAGACGCTACTAATGGTAGAGATATTATGGTAGAGAGAGTTACACCCGCTGAAGCTGGAAATCAGTATGGTAAAACTACAATTAGGGTTAAACCTAATCAAACTGCAACATCAGATAATTCAGAAGTGTTGGACAAGGTTTTAAACCAACAATCTAATTTGACAGAGTTGTATACTGAACCAACTTATGATGATCTAAAAGAAGCACTTCAGAACTTTCTAAACCCAAGTGAAGAAGGTACTGAAACAGCTACAACATCAAATGGTGTGGCTGCTTCAACAACTCCAACATCAAATACAACAACCACTACTGCGTCTACTGAAAAGACAACAGAAAAAGTGGAAGATGCATTTGACGAGTTATTCAATAGCTAAATAAACCAAATTGTAATGGGTGGGATGCACATTTCACATATGAAACTTCTCACAATGAATTAAGTATTCATAGCATCACTCTCCCACTCTTACATAACAGGAGAACTTAAATGTCAGAAAAAGATAATTTGGCTGGAGTTATAGCCGATGAACTAAATAAACAATTCAAACATCAAAAGGTTGCTTACTTTCTTGAAGAAGGTGGTAATCCTACAGATGTAACGGGTTGGATTTCAACTGGTTCAACTATGTTAGATTTAGCAATTGCTAATAGACCAAATGGTGGAGTTGCCGTAGGTAAAATCACCGAATTAAATGGTTTAGAAGGTAGTGGTAAATCTCTAATAGGTTCTCATCTATTGGCTTCAACACAAAAACAAGATGGTATCGCAGTTTACATTGATACAGAATCAGCAGTATCTCA